CGCGAGCATTACACAGTTGATGGGAAATATGAACCGCCTATGTTCGACGACATATGGACCGTCACAATCGAGAAAGCAGTCCAGCCTGACAATCTTCGTTCCGTCGCTAGTTATACTCCAATTGAATGGCGAGGAAAAGTGATGAAGGATATTTCAATGGCTGAATGTATACAGTGGGCTATTGAAGATTTCAACGAGCACAAGAAAAACCAGGAAGCCATGTTAGACAGTATGAAAGTACGAGATAATAAAATGAAACTTTGTTCTCATCCTGGTTGTATACATTTAGAGGGAAATTGTCCTGATCACCCAGAACCATATTGCGAGGAAATTGTTACTGTCGATCATCAATTTGGTGTCGAGACAGTGGATGCTTTTAGACGGTTATGGTATAACACAGACAAAGCTACCAATTTCATTGATAGTGCATATGATAGAGCAGATAAAGAAGCCGCCAAGTACATTTATAAGGAAGGCTCCAAATTGCTTAAATCCAAGGAATGGATTCGTATTGTACCTTCACAATTGATGAGCCACAAAAGAGCACCTGAGGTTATTAAGTGGTTTTATCAAGATGAATTGGTTCATGCATACAAATCTGAGTTTATGTTTCAGATGTCATGTGTTATTGTACCACCTTTGCTGATAATCGGGTTTACCGGTTGGAAATTTGCGTGGTTAGTTACGATCGCACTTTTCTTACGAATGTTATTTCGAATGAGGTACACGTATGCTAGACTAGAGGATGATCTATTTAAGGAATTAAAGGAGAAGAATTTGGACATAGAGCCAATCATCAAGACATATAGAGATGAATATGCTGCACACATTTGCACGGCGTGCATCGGTATTGCTGCAGTATACGGTTTGGCAAGAGCATATAGAGCTTATCGAAATAATGAGCACAAGTCACAAGGATCGTTAGAACCGAAGACCAAGGAAGAAGTGAAAGAACGAGACACGGAAGCAAATGTTTGGACATCAGTGACCAAGAGAGACTTACCAATATCAGATATTTCCAAAAGGATGTCCGTAGACCAATTGAACAACATTGTACATAAAGCATTAGTTTACGGGTCAATTCATGATGGACAAGAACAAGATGGTAGAGTAAATGGTCTTATGTTATCATCCAATGTCATGCTCATTCCTACACATTATTTTACAATGTGCGGTGATGAATTGAAGTGCACTTTTAGGAAAAAGAATCCTGAAGCGAGTGGAGGAAAATTTGCGGCGATTATTAACAAAAAGTTTTCTCACCAGATACCTAACACTGATTTAAGCGTGTGTTATGTAACAACTGGTGGATCTTTTAAGAACTTAGTTAATTTCTTCCCAACAGGCGATATGCCTCAAGTTCCATTCCAAATGCATTGGCGCCAAAAAGATGGTGAGATGATTATTGCCAAAGGTCTTACAGTTCCGAGTGTAGTGCAGACGGTTTGTCGATTCAATGGTGGTTCTTATAAGAATTTGACGATTGATACTTTCGCTGGCCTTTGTGGTGCCACGTTAGTGTCGGAAACCAATGGTAGTACGATCCTAGGTATTCATTTAGGAGGGACTAGTGGAACTCCTTGTGGAGTTTATGGCAGTGTGACACAACAACAGCTATTTACAGCTTTTGAGGATTTACGATCGATGGAAGGTGTTTTACTTACTGGCGAAGCTGGGAAGTTCGAGACGACTGTGCTTGGAGTACAAGTTTTAACTTCAAATGAACTTCACAAGAAGAGTGCAGTAAATTACATGCCCAAGAATTCTCAGGTTGAGTATTTTGGATCATGTCCTGGCCGAGCAGTGATGAAATCGGAAGTTAAAGTCACGCCAATTAGTGCACACATTGTTGATGTGTGTGGGGTTCCCAATATTTATCGTGGACCCAAACTGAATCCCGATTGGTATGGTTGGCAGACTTGTCTTGCAAATCTTGCTGTTCCTGCGACGCCTTATTCACCTGAGTTATTAGAATTGGCAATACGAGATTACAGAGAGCCTCTCTTAGAGTTATTCAAGAGCTCATTGTGGAATGATGCATGTCCTTTGAACGATAAGCAGAACCTGTGTGGTATATCTGGGAAGAAGTTCATGGATGCTATCAAATTGAATACATCAGTGGGTTTTCCTTTGACTGGTCCAAAACGTGAGTACGTGACTGAATTAGAACCAACCGATGAATTTCCAAATAATAGAGAATTGGATAAAGTTTTAATGGATGAGATCAAGCGTATAGAAGATTGTTACCGTCGAGGTGAACGAGGTTATCCGATTGCCAAAGCGTGTAAGAAAGATGAGATTTTATCAAAAGATAAGTGTAGAATATTTTATGGGAATGCACTATCTTTGACATATCTTATTAGGAAGTATTATTTACCTCTTCTTCGCGTGTTACAAATGAACCCACTTGTTTCCGAGTGTGCCGTTGGTATTAATAGCCACGGTCCTGAATGGGATGAATTTCACAAGCACGCTTACAAATTTGGTGAAGATCGACTCTTTGGAGGTGATTATGGTAAGTATGATCAGAAAATTCCGTCACAATTGATACTTGCAGCTCTGCGGATTTTAATAGACCTAGCACGTGTGTGCAAATATACCAGTGATGACCTTAAAATCATGGAAGCTATGGCTGGAGATATTGTTTTTGCATATATAGCTTTTAATGGTGATCTTATAGGTTTAACTGAGGGTACACACATTAGTGGAAATTCGTTGACGGTAATTATTAATGGTATCTGTGGTTCACTTAATCTACGATGTTTCTTTTACCATGTATATCCACCAACAAGTTTTGAGGATCGTATGGTTTTCCGAGAAAATGTTGCCATCATGACTTATGGTGATGACAACATTGGTTCAGTGAAGAAAGAAGTAGATAAGTTTACCATCAAAGGATGTTCGTTATTCCTTAAAGAATACGGTCAAATTTACACAATGCCAGATAAAGAATCCGAGTTGTTGGATTTCTTACCGCCTGATGAATTTGAGTTTCTCAAGAGAAAGAGTATTTATCATCCCAAGCTTGGTGTCCATGTAGGAGCTTTGCTAGATAAATCTATTTACAAATCCTTACACTGTTTTATGAGAGGTAAGAATTGTGTAGATACAGAAGAATCCGCTTGCGCACAAAATATTGACGGTGCACTAAGGGAGTGGTTCAACCATGGTGAAGATAAGTATGAGAAGCAGCGAGAACTTATGAAACAAGTTGCAAATCGTGCGGGTATCTCACACATGTGTACGGGTCTCAATACCACTTATAATGAAAGAATTATTGAGTGGCGGGAGAAGTACAAGAAGGATCCGTAAGATCCCCCGTCACTTCAGAGACGTTAAATCTGACCCAGTTTCAAATCTGATGGTAAGCAAAATTGGATTGTGTATATGGTTACCATGTGTTATATATCTTTATTTGTTTTGTAAAATTTCATATAGGCTTTGCACAATATTACGGTCCCTAATGGGGAGTCGAGAGACGGGTGATCCGTGCCCAACCGTAAACAAATCGCTCTGCTTGTGTTGATCCGCACAACAGTTTGTACATAAAATGGATTACTCCTACTAATAATCAAAAAGGAAAAGAATCTCCATTCGGTCGAGTCCTCAAGGCCAAATGGAAACGAGCAAAAGAAAGGCTGCGCGAACCAGCTCAAGAGGACAAGGATGTCATAGCATTTGCAATGAATAAAATGGCATTCAAACATCCTGATAAGTATGGGGTCTTTATACCTCAGTCAGGCCGCGAAACAACATCCGACGCTAACATTATGAAAGTCACTTCAGAAGGTAAGCGTCAGAATGTTGATTTCGGAGATCAGCACGATCCATATATGTATTCAGTCGAAGCTCCCGTTGATCCTACAAGGAAGCTTATGGATAGTGATGATGCGAGATTAGACAATTTCCTTAGTAGACCCGTTAAGATCGTAGAAGAAGAATGGGCTACTAATAATTCAATATTCTTTCAATTTGATCCCTGGTCACTGTATATGCAGAATCCAAGAGTCATTAATAGAATAGCGAATTATAATTTATTGCGAGCTAAACTGAATTTAAAGTTCGTCATAAATGGAAATGGTTTTCAATATGGTAGAGCAATTGCAACGTACTTACCTTATGCTCAGTTTGATAGCCTGTCTCAAAATCGCAGTACCGTCATACAAGACTTAGTACAAGCTTCACAACAACCTCATGTATTTCTTGATCCAACAATGTCTACTGGGGGCAACATGCGTTTGCCTTTCTTTGACTATAGGAATTACATTAATATTTCTAATTCGCAGTGGAATGAATTAGGTGAAGTTACTGTGCGATCAATCAATGATTTGAAGCATGCGAATGGAGCTAGTGATGTTGTTACTATATCTGTTTTTGCATGGGTGGAGGATGCCTCAATGGCTGTTCTTACGAGTGTTGATCCAAATACACTCACTCCACAGTCAGGTCGTGAAGTTGATGAAGCAAATACGAAGGGTATGATTTCTGGACCTGCTACAGCAGTTGAAAAGGTTGCAACTGTTTTAGCAGCTATACCCGCCATTGCGCCATATGCTGTTGCCACAGCTGAAGGTGCTGGTATGGTCGCAAAGATCGCCAAATCTTTAGGGTATTGTAGACCACCTGTGACCAAGGATCCAGAACCTTACAGACCTCACTCCACATCATCGTTAGCCGTAACTACTGTACCTGATGGTGCTAGTAAAATGACGATAGATGACAAGCAAGAATTGACTATAGACCCTCGTATTGCTGGAGTGGGACCTGCCGATCCACTAAATATTAAAGAAATCGCTAAACGTGAATCATATCTTACAAAATTTAGTTGGAATATCGGTACTACACCTGAAACACTATTGTGGAATGCGCGCATTGATCCGTGTCAATTCGCGACAGACTCGCTCACACCCACTGGATACCACTTTCCGGCGTGTGCTATGGCGGCTTTACCCTTCAAATATTGGACGGGTTCGATGCGCTTCAGATTTCAATTTGTTTGCTCTGCATTTCATAAGGGTAGGATCAAAATTGTGTATGATCCAAATATTATTGAGAGTAATGAGTACAACACCAATTATATTGAAGTTGTTGACATTGCTGATAAATCTGATTTTACTATCGAGATTGGCAATGGGCAAACAACTACCCTTTTGACTCACGCGCAACCAGGAGTACAAACAGAATTTGATATGCACCGGAACCTATTATTTCCTAGTGTAGGTCCCGGTAATGGTGTTATAGGCGTATTTGTGGTGAACGAATTGACGACACCTAATTCCACTGTGACTAATGATATTGAATGCAATGTCTATGTTAGCATGGGGGATGATTTTGAAACATTTGTTCCTGACGACCAGTTTCAACAATTCGTGTTTAAACCACAAAGTGGTCGGGAGACGGCACCCGATTCACACAATACGGAGGAGCCTTCAGCTCCTCAGCAAGAAGAAGCCACGAATGTGGGCCCCGGATATACCAATCATGAAATGATCAATTTAGTGTATACTGGAGAATCGATCTCTAGTTTTCGCACATTATTGAAACGCTATAATTTACATTCAAATCTTATCTATAATACAGATACAGATGCGAAGGTATTTTATGGGAGACGATCTATGTTTCCCTATTTGCGTGGTAATGTCGCCGGGGCCGTCAACGTGGACGGTCTCGGTAACAGCTATAGTTACTGCAATACAGTTTTGCTGCATTGGGTAACTTTAGCCTTTTCCGGGTGGAGGGGTAGTATACGGTGGAAGCTACTCCCCCGAGGCTTCTTGAGTAATTCAAGAATACCTCAAACATATATTCAACGTGCTCCCATTGGGGAGTTTGAATATCAAAAGGGCTTTGTCAAGCCTAATTACACCACCGACGGAGTTGCGGCTGCGTCGGTTATGGTGGCCAATGGAACGTTTCCAAATGTGGAAGCGCCTTTATCGGGACCAAAAGGTCTCGTTTTTGCACAAGGTTTGGTTAACCCGAATGTTGAATTTGAATGCCCTTTTTATTCACCTTTCAGGTTTGAACCTGGTAAAACCGAAAATCACACAGGCTTAGCATTATTTAACGAAAGCTGGGATTATCGAGTTTTTACCAACGGCTCTACAGACACCGCTTTGGATGCCTTTTGTGCGGCCGGTGAAGATTTTCAAGTGTATTTCTTCACTGGTTTACCCGTAATGTATTACGAGCCCACGCCACCCACCCCTTAAGGTGGACGCGTTACACCTAGACGTATGCCCTACGTCTTTAAATAAGTACCTGGTAGGTAGCTTACGCCTAACAATGTAAGACTTAATAAAATACACCTCTGTGGCCGAGGTGGGCGCTGAAAAGCGACCGGACCAATCGCCGAATGAATTTGTGACCTCTTAAGTAGGTTGCCTGATCTTAATCAATTCGTTCGCGCGAGTTGGTTATGATTAGGTGGAGTTCCTATAGCTCCTCCTGATAAGGGAGTCACAAATTTTATAGCGGTGGTCCGAGAGTGTGGTAACACACTCCAGATTGCACGACCTGTTCGTTTTGGGTAGGGTCGTGCATACCGGTGGGCCAACTATCC